AATTAAGAAAGAATAGCAGATATCCGCCATGAGCACTAAAACTCATAGGCGGAAGGGCGGCCGCGAGGCCGCCACGGACAAGAAGGAGAATACAATTCTCCCCGCTTGCTTACTTGTAGATAGTGAGAACTTGTCCCAGGATGTCGTTGATCTCTCAAAGGAGTTAGGCTACTCTGGCCCCGCTCCCTTTGTACTCGAGTTGATCAATGGCGACTCTGTCGATTGGCAGATCCAAGCTCATGACCGAGCGAGGACAGTCACTCTGCGTCTTGAGAGGGTAATGAAGTTGATCGGAGGCAAAATGAAGCCCCTGGTCTATTCAACCTTCCAAGCACTTGCAGAGAAACTGTACCTCTGCGGGCACTTTGAGAAGTGGTTTAAGCACAAAACCACTACACTCTTCTCGCTCGCAACTGGTCAGGATCTCCAACCGCCACTCAAGGATGTGGATACCCAACATCACATTCATCGCGTCCCCGGTATGTTCTTAACCGGTGGCGGGTACGTCTTTCTGAGGAATGTTGTCGGAAAACGACAACTCTCAAAGGCGTGGACAATCAACAATTTGAAGAAGATTGTTCCTTGCGTAGACTACGCGTTTATCGCGCGGTCTTACCAAGACCATGTGACGGAAGTGACAAAGACAGAGTCGCCTTTCGGCGTTATGGAGGAGGGATTGTTAAAGTTAACAATAGAGAGAAGAATCGCGCAAGTTTGCGAGATCGTGCGGAGTCAGCTGGATTCAGTTGACTTTCGTCTGCCGAGCACATCTGCTCATGTCGAGGTCTTCGCCACACGTAAGTACGGCGGAGCCCTGGGCTGCTTCCATAGTGAAGGCAGTCATGACATGAGAGTTGCGGACGACGACCTCTGTTGGGAGGACGACTGGGAGGATGAGTGTATAATGGACACAGGACCGGACTCATATTTTGAGTTCTATGGTCGCGGATCGAGCAGGCCTGACCTTGGTCAGAACAGCTGCTTGGTGATCGCGTTGCCTGAGCCTTGTAAGGCTCGGGTGATTACCTGTGGTCCATCCTCAAACTACCATGCCGCCAGACTCCTACAGAAGCCATGGCACACGATCATGCGCAAACTCGGGGTCTTTAGGCTGATCGGCCGTCCGTGTCAAGAACAAGACATAGACGACATCCGTTGGAATTCTGAGCCAGAAATGGATCATTATTTGTCGGGAGATTACTCTTCCGCCACGGATTTGTTGGATCCGTACTGGACACGTTATGTGGCTCAGTCAATTTTCCAGGATCCTGACGACGATCGGCTTTCAGACATTACTCGTTTCGTGGAGAATGCACTACTCAACCATGAACTTCGGTACCCCAGTAAATCTGAGGCCGGAGACAGGAAGAGGAGCAAGAAGGACCGAGGCGGTATCGCCGCCCTGATCGACATCGCATCAAGACACAGTCTTGGGGCCAGTTGATGGGGAGTCCTTTGTCATTCCTTGTACTATGTATCGTTAATGCTGCGGCGACGCAAGCATCCTACGACATGTACTACCGCGAAACGGGTAAGTTTGACTGTGTGTGTGAACCGGGCTTTGAACTTGCTGGTGAGTTCAGCCGAGTAGACGACGATCTTTGGGAAAAGAATCTTCGTTCTGCTCGCTGGATCCGAAAACCGCATTTCCTAGTCAATGGAGACGATGTGTGTGGGGTGTCAAACCCAACCCATTATCAATATTGGCAGGAAGCGATTAGGATGGCCTCATTCAAGTTCAGTGTCGGTAAGAACTTCTTGTCCAAAGAGTTCGTCACAGTCAACACCGAGATGTATATTCCGCGCGAGGTTGAAACCGAGATGGGCTATAAGCACACTTTTGTTCCGTATATTAACGGAGCGCTGCTCTTCCCTGAATGGGCACACCTTCGTATCAACTCCAAATTGGAGGCGATCGAAGGTACAAATCGCTGCATGTCGCTCGGCGACATGTCGTTCGATTTGACTAGAGGGTTCGACTTAGAACAGTCGGACAAACTAGTTGGTGCCTTTCTCGAAGAGTGGAGCGAGTATATTAATGTGCTCCCCGGTTTCGTTCCTCTTTTTGTTCCTCGGTCAGACGGCGGCCTCGGCCTTCGTCAGACTCGTCAACGACCACTGTCAGTTCAACAGAAGAAGTGGGTGGCATGGCATCGCCTAGCTCGAACGCGAGAGCTAGAGATCGACCCATGGGACCAGATGTGTATCAAAGACGCCTTCGACGGGAGGCAGTCAATTTGGGACACAGTCCGTACCACTCACATGTATTCTGTCAAACCTGTTGGTCAGAGAGAAACAATCTTGATGCACCGTGACGATGCATCACCCCCCTCAAACGAAAGTTCGTTCCTGGGATACTTGTTCGAATCATACGATGTAATGGATTCGGTCGTCGGTCTAAAAGAACTTGACGACACCATGCGACACGAATATCAGCGTGCGCAGGGTGCCGTCAATCGCAAGAACGTTAAGTCCTTGCGAACCGGCAATTGGTCCAATTACGATCCGTACAAGTTGTTCTCGTACTACACAAGTGAGGTCAATATGGAGACCCACACAAGCGTGGAGAGTGTGTTAGGTGCACTTAGAACACCCGAAACCGATGCCTGCTACGATCACCAGGGTCACATTATTGTGGCTCCGGTGGACTGGCTGGATTAGTCCTGTGACAGCACTTATGGATAAACTCCCTGTACTCGATCCTCCCCACGGGGGGGAAAGGAAGTCGAGGCTTGAGAGACCACTGTGCCGAGGACCGGCTCTTTGTTACACACTCTTTCAGGGGACCGTTATCCCCAACCATCTCAAAGGGGAGATGGGTGACAGCCCTACGGGACTGTCATGTCCATTTAGACTCCGGACCAGCTCATGTCAGAAAACTGGGCCGTTGACGCGATTCGGTCGCCCCCACAACGAATGTTGGGGTAAACCATATAAACCGACGACTGCCGAAGTCGTTAAACTACGGGTCGGAGCTTGCGCACGCTCCTTGGCAGTAACAGGCCAGGCCATGACGAATGGTCTTGAAGTCTTTATTGAGACAGGGCTCTACGGAGCCTGAAGTGCATGTGCACCCTCACCTGTAACTTCCTGTAGGTTATCAGCTAGACGTAAGTCTCCAATAATAATTTGCGGAGAGCCTAAGGTTCTTGCTGCCCTACTTAACCTGTGGAAACAGGGGTAGAGGAACGGGTT